AAAACTATCCAAAACAAGTTGCAGTAGCAGGAAGAAATGAATGTGCAGTTAAATTTACCCGTATGGGAATCCCAGGAAATCTTTGGCTTAAGGTATCAATTCTAAACACAAATGGAACAACAGAATTCGTACAAGGATCAACAATAAACTTTAGTTAACAATGGGGGTTGAGTTATGGAAGTCAAATCAAAACAAACGGAAATCATGCAATGGGCCCAGTTACTGCTAGTTGCAGCTGGTGTTGGTGGGTTTTTTATTGACATCGGTAAACGATCTCAGTTAATTGATAAAACTGACAAAGACCTCAGTGAACTAAAGGTTATTGTACAGGATTTGGTAAAAGCTCAGATTCAAGTATCCTCTAATGATGCGCGGCATAGTGCCATGCTTGAGGACCTCAAACAACGAGTTATAGAACTCGAAAGGAGAAAAATATGAACAATAAGAATACAACAATCGCAGGTATTGGCGCAATCCTAATTGCCGTAGGCAGTGTACTGTCAGCTATGTTTGACGGAGATGCAGCAACCAATGCAGACTTTGCCAGTGCTATTTCAGCAATCATTGCTGGTGTCGGCCTTATCTTAGCCAAGGATGCCAAGGAAACAGCTCCAGTAGAGCCTGAAACAACCACTCCAGCGGAGCCAAATGCTTGATAAATTCCTTGCTAAAATCGTATTGGTTCTGGTTGATGTACTCCTTAAACGGATTGAAGCGGGCAAGATTGCCGTCGATGCTGATGTGGATCGGGACCGTCTTGTTCGTGCTGGTGCTCGGATTGATGAGTGGGTGCGGCAGCAGGACAGTCTTCATTCCCGAGGACAGCCCAATCAGGGTGGGCCCGTCGTGCAGGACCAAGGTGTACACCTTACAGAACAACCAGTGGATCCTAAGTGATAACTGGGTTCAGATACCAGAAGGATGGTACTGCGTACCTCCTTCCTTTGTTGCCGAAAACAGGGAGTTAAAGAAATGAAAGAAAAACTAAATGACATGCAGGATAAACTTCTGGATTGTCTGATCAACGACTTAAATGATCCAGATCGACGGACTCCAGGTCTTTATACCGTTGTTCGTGGAATCCTAAGTGACCATAAGGACAAGATTAACACAATTCCAAATGAAGCTATTGAAGCCGTGGAAGCAGCCATGAAGGATGCTATTCCATTCAAGATTAAGAAAGCAGCATACTAATGAATGTTCCCCAGGAAGTTATTGATGATTTTAGAAACCACTTGTATTTTTGTTTTAAGCATCTAGGTCTTGGGGAACCTACCAAAATTCAGTATGAACTAGCCAGAGAAATCCAGGAAGGGCCATCAGATGCCATCATAGCAGCAGGACGTGGTACTGGTAAATCCACTATTACCGCCTGTTTAGCTAGTTGGGAATGGCTGAAGGATCCTAACCTAACCTTTCTAGTATTGTCCAATACACAGGGAAAAGCAATTGACTTTGTTTCTCAGGCTAGAAAGATCCTATCCGTAGTTCCATATTGCAAGTATATGATACCTAGGGATGTCGATAAGGACAATGCTCTTGGTTTTAACCTAGCGGTTAGGACCAAGTTTACACAGGATTTAAACTGTGCAGCCCGAGGCGTTACAGGACAGATTACAGGTCTTCACGCAGATCGAGTAGTACTAGACGATATCGAGATTGCAGGTAAGAATGAAACTCCAGTAGGCAAGGAAACCTTGCTTAAGAAACTAGCCGAACTGGAATCAATTAGAAACAAGGGGTCTAGGGTTATCTTCCTAGGAACCCCCCACTACCAGGATTCTGTCTACAATATCCTCAAGGAATCCTACCCCATGATCAAGTACCCAGCCGAGATGCCAGACCCCAGCGTTCCAGCCGAGGTTGAGGAAGTCGCTCCTTGGGTCCTAGGATTGGATATAGAGCCAGGGGACGCCACCCAGCCCGAGAGGTTCGACAAGGACGAGCTAGCCGCCAGACGGGCTAAAATCGGCCCTAGTCACTACGCTCTTCAGTACAAGCTGGTGACCTCCCTTGCAGATGCCGATAGATACCCACTAAAGCTTAGGGATCTAATAGTCATGGATCTAGATCCAGAGATCGGTCCAGATAAGATAGTATGGCAAGGGCAGACTCCAATGAAAGATATCCCTAACTTTGGTATATCTGGAGATCTAGTGACTGAACCTATGTACATTAGTAATAATTACCTTAAATATCAACATAGACACCTATGTATAGACCCTAGTGGCCGAGGAACCGATGAGACTGGCATATGTGTAGCTTCGGTACTAAGTGGTACTGTGTTTATACATGAGTTACTAGGTATCCAAGGTGGCTATGATGACGCAACGTTAGCCAAGATTACAAAGATCATTAATGAATATGAAATACCTCTAATTAGAGTAGAGTCTAATTTTGGAGATGGTTTATTTACTAAGGTTCTTATTCCATACTTGATGAATAATTGTCCTCACAAGGTAGGGGTGGAAGAGTACAGAGTCACAGGTCAAAAAGAACTTAGAATCGTATCTACCCTAGAGCCAGTAATGGCCATGCACAGGCTTGTGATGGCTAGGAAGGCAGCTAGGAACCAGGAGAACCAGATTCAGCTCACAAGGCTGCACAAGGGCCGTGGAGCCCTCAAGCACGACGATAGGGTGGATGTGTTGGCAGCAGCCGTAGAGTTCTACAAGTCCCATATGGCTGTAGATACGGAACGGGCTTCTGAGGATATCAAGAAAAAGGAATGGGAAAAGAGAGTCAAGGACTGGGCTAATAACTTTAGAGCCAGTGACTATGCTCCAACCAGTGGCGCTACGCGGGTTGTTGCCACTAATCAAAAACCTAAATCAAGAAAAAGCCAGTGGGGCTGGTAAGGAGTAACTCATGGAAGCAACAACAATGTTGGCTATTGGATCTGCAATTGCTGGTGGACTTAGTTCAATTTTTGGTGGCAAGGCAGCATCAGCAGCAGCTAAACAAAGAAACGAACAAGCATATAGAAACTGGATTCAAAGTAATACTAATAAAACGTTTGCTAATGCTAAAGAACAATTCCAATCTGCCTATAACTTTGCTCAGCAACTAAAAAGAAATGCAGCAATAGCTCAAGCAGCTTATACAACACAATTTGAAACTACTCGTAATCTAAAAGACATTACTTCTTTTCAACAAATTCAGCTAAGTAAACAACAATCACAAGCTTCAGCTTCTTTAATAAATGCAATCACAGCTAAGAATGTTTCTGCATCTAGTGGTTTATACTCTTCCTTGGCAATTGCACAAGCTCTGGATGCTCTTAATAATTCAAATCAATTGAAGAAAAACTATAAAGCAGAATTAGACAATATCAATAGACAGTTTACATCACAGATGTCTCAGCAAACAGAAAATATCTTTATGCCAAACATTGAAGGTTATGATCAAAGTCCAATATATGAAGATGCTGGTAGTTATGCTACGGCTGGTTTAATTTCTGGAGCAGTTCAGATTGGATCTGCAATTGCAGCTCCTATGTTTGGGACTGATGGAAAAACAACTACAACTACAACTACAACTACAACTTCATCAGGAGATGAGTAATGTCACAAGTTAATGTTCAACAATTACTAAAGTTAGATCCAGTTAGTCCAACACAAGTTTCACCAACTCCAGTTGACTATAATACTTCTTCTTTTCAGGGTGGTGGATTTAGACCAGGTCAATTAGCCCAACTTCCAAAATCATCAGAACAAAGTATGTATGAATCCTTAAGTAGTATTGCAGGAGCAGTTGGGCAAGGCATTGACACATTTAGCAAGATTACATCCCAGATTGATAGAGAACGCATAAACAAAGTTGAAGCAGAATGGGAACGACTAGATGCCTTGGATATTGATCCAAGAGATAAAGTAACAGAATTTAACAGCTACTTATCTGGAGTTGAAACCCCAATTACAGGAGAAACCTGGAAAAACAGAATTGCAGCGCGTGTTAGTAAAAGTTGGGGTAAGGAAGCTTTTGAAAAGTTTGTAGAATCGGAATTTACATCTCAGTTGAAAAAATGGCCAAAGTATGATGGCAAAATGGGACCAGTACTAACACAAGAATTCTTAGATGAATTCAATGCACAAAATCCATCTTTAACTGGTTCAGATTTTATTTCTGGTCTAATCTTAACGACTAAAGCCAAACTCAGGGAAAGGGAAGACTCATTAACTTCTAACGCTTTAGTCCAAGCAATAAATCTTGATTATAAGTTTACTCCAGAGCAAATAAGTGGTATAGCTTCTAAAGCTCTTGATATTGAAGAATTACGGAAAACTTCACCAAAAGTTGTTCAAGCATTAGAACTAGCAGCTGCATCCGACTCTGCTGATGATTTTGATTCTATTTTTACAAAAATATTCTATGAAGAATTAGCTCCACAACTTGGTACATTAGACGATGAAGTTCAATATAGTGCTTTAGATAGATTAGATCAGGTTAGAATTACACTTAGTAAAGAACTTTGGAGAAGCAGTAGAATTATTTTATCGGAAAACGAAAAGTTTCGTAGACAAGCAAGTTTAGAAGCTGCTTCTCAATCATTTAGAGCTAGTCCAACTTCAATTGGATTACAAAATCTAGCTAAAGATGTTAATGGTTTACTTCCAGATGTTCCTGTTGCAAATCAAGCAATTTATTTTACTAAAATTACTGAAACACTTTATGCTGGATTAGATAGCAACAAATTTGCAAAATATTCTAATTTTAACTCATTGCCAGTCCCACGTCAAATAGAAGTTGTAGAAGAACTTTTAAAGGAAGTTTTTCCAGAAGCAACCTTTCTACCAAAAGTGTATAAAGAAGGAGCTTTAGGTTATGTTAAAAACTACCAAGAAGCTATTGATCAAATCATGTATAGGTTTAGGAATTCTGAAACTGGGCAAAGCTTACAAGGTAGTGCTCTTCAAACTTTAGCTAGTGAAGCAGAAGCAATCAAAAGTAACTCTGAAATTAGAATGTTGTGGGGAGGAGAAGTTAACCCCAGAGAAGTTACTACTAGTTTTATTAAAGCTGTTTCCAGAATAACGGGAATTAAGCAAGAGATTATTGAACGAGTTTTTCTAGTAACCACAACAGTAGACGGCGAAACAAAACTTCAACCAAGAATTGCATCGGCTAAAGAAATACTAAATGACCCAGTAATAAGAGAAGCTTTTAGTAAAATAGGTTTTGGAGAACCACAACTAAATGAAATCATAAAGTATCACGCTGGATTAATGCCAACAGGCGGAACAAGCGGAAGAGGCGGTAAGGTTTCTTTACAAGGATCCAAAGCACCAGATCAAGAAACAGCACAACAAATTGTTTTAAGCCAACCTGAATTAATTGCTAGTGCTCTTGCTATTCTTGGCGATCCTAAAAACTATAATACACTAGAATATGAAGCTGCTAATCGAATTGTTCAAGAAGCAGTTGCTATTGACGGCCAACTCGCAACCTTAGCTGAAGAATCTGTTTTAGGCTATCTTGCTGGAAAAGCAACAGGTGTAGTAGAGCAAGAAAGACTCAAAAAAGCAGTTTCAGCATGGCAGAAAAAACAAGCTGGTACAGCAACACTAGACGAAATAAAATTAGCTGATCAGTTTATAATGAACGATCTTAATCCAGCTATGCAAGAACTTTATGGCGTTAGTTCAACAAGTGATATTAAATTCCATGAAAGAGATGAGTCTGGTAATATTATTCCGCTGCAACCAAGTGTACTTTTAGATAGAAAAAATTGGGTAGATGAGAATAATAATCTTACCCCAAACGGTCGTAGACTTGGTTTGCGTTTAACTATGGAAGCTAAACTCTGGGCTGGTTTACCTCGGCAAGAAGGACAAAGCAAGTATGTTAACAGCCTTAGAGAGCAAATGACAACCCTATCAAAAGCAAAAGGACTAGATCAAGCTGATCCAGCTCTTTTGTATTCTACAATGTTTGCCCTAAAAGGTCTAAAATCTGGGGTATCAGAACCCATTGGTTTAGTAGGTTCTAATGAAAAAAATGACTCAATATTCTTTGATTACTTTTTAGAATTTATGACTATTGGGCAAATTCCTGATAATTTTACAAGTTTAGACGAAAAAACAAATATTTTCTTAAATGCTTTTAATGTTGCCATTGAAACTTTAAACATGCCTCAAAACTTTGGATCGTTAGATCAACCACTAGTACTAGGAGCAGACAGCTCTAGGGAAAGTGTTATTCGTGGATTAGTTTCCATTGGAACAGGAAATGGGAAAAGTTTATTACCTGAAGGTAAAAAGGAAGGAACAGCCATTACGCTGAGATTAGGCGAATTCTTTAGATTTCCTGGAATCAATAAAAACAGTACTGATGATGAAAATGCAAGAATTATTCTTAAGATTTTCCATAAAATTGCGTCTGGCATACTTACATCAGATTCAAATTCAGAAAACGGAAATTTTATTGTTCCCGATCCTGATAAAAACGATAGTACCTTATATGAGATACCAGACTCAAAGGGAAAGGTTTTACGAATTCCATGGAATAAAATGAATGCAGATCAAAAACTTACTTGGTATTTTAATAATCTTTTAGAAACCAACAATACCGAATTATTTACTGCTTTTATTTACCCAGCAGTAGCTACTCAAATTATGGATCAAGCTGAATTTAGGGGAGTAGGTGCTTCGCGTAGTATTAATAGACTGGAAGCAGTAATGAATTTAATGGGAGCACGAAATGTTTACCTACAACGAAGACAAAAAACAGGGGCTGTTCCGTTTTTTACTTACTCTTATGTTGGAAAAGGTGGAGTATGGGATCCAACCAGTTCATGGCAACTTGTTGCACATAATAAACAGTATTTACCCCAAGTAAACACAAGAAATACTAGACTACAGCCACAACGTTTAATTCATGATGCTTTAAGTGGTTCTTTTAGAGATGGTATGTTACTAGACTGGAATACAATTGAAAGTAGGCTTGATGATGTAAGCCAAGATGTTGAAGATAAAGCAGAAAGCGTAGCAGCT